TTGGCGATAAAATAGCTAAAACCGCTAGTAAATCAAACACGAGCGTCGCGCAGTTAGGTGAGGCGATTTTGACGGTCGGCGGTACGGCTAAGAGTCTTGCGGGTGGAACAACGGAACTAAATGCCTCCCTTGGCGTACTTGCAAACAGAGGCATTAAAGGCGCAGAAGGCGGTACAGCGCTAAGAAATGTTATTTTGTCCTTGTCTGCTCCAACGAGCACGGCGTCCAACAAAATGAAAGAACTCGGTCTTGAGGTATACGACGCTGACGGGAATATGCGCCCGCTAAACGAGACATTCACAGACCTGAATGGTATCCTGAGTACAATGACGCAGGGAGAACAGACAGAAGTACTGAATACCATTTTCAATAAGGTCGATTTGAAATCGGCTCAAGCTCTTCTTGCTGGCTGTGGTGACGAATTTGACGAATTAGCAGCAGCTATAGATGACAGCGATGGCGCAATGGCAAACATGGCTGAAACCATGAACGACAACTTACAGGGCAAGATTAAAATACTCAAATCTTCCGTCGAAGGATTGGGTATACAGATATATGAGAGCATGTCCGTGTCTCTTCAAGATACCGTCGAAAAGGGGACGGGCTATATTGGCCAACTAGCAGATGCCTTCGGAAACGGTGGATTAGCGGGTGCGGTGCAAGAGGCAGGAAAGATATTTGCGGACTTAGCCGTAAACGTAGCCGAATCAGCTCCAGACATGATAGATGCTGCCGTTAGCTTTATACAGGCATTCGTTAAGGGGATTTCCGATAATTCAGGCAAGCTTATTAAAGCGGCAGGGAGCATTGTAAAGAGCCTTGCTAACGGATTAGTTAAACTACTGCCTAAATCTGTGCAAGAACCAATCAAGAAGTGCGTAGAGACGATTACAAAATCCTTTGAAAGCGGTGGGCTTAAAAAAGGCATTGCGACTGCAAGCAATTTACTATCGAGTCTCGGAAAAGTGGTTAGTAATGTTGCAAAGGCCGTACTGCCGCCGTTGGTAAAAGCAGTAGATTTGGTTGCCGATAATCTTGATATATTGATACCTCTAGTTGTCGCCGGCGTAGCTGCTTTTAAAGCATGGTCGGTTGTTCAGGCGGTTACAAAGACGATAAGCGGTCTTAATTCAGCGGCAAAAGCCGGTCAAGCCGCACTAGCGACCTACGCCAGTGCGAACGGGTTAGCTGCAATGTCCTCGGCAACCGCAGCGGGCGCAATGACAGTTCAGCAGACAGTAGTTGCAGGATTAACGGGTAAAATCGGATTAGCAACCGCAGCGCAGAACTTGTGGAATGCAGCAATGGCGGCGAATCCTATCGGTTTGGTTGCGGCAGCAATAGCGGCCTTAGTGGCAGGACTTGTAATCTATAAAGCGACGCAGAAAGATGCGAACGAAATCGAGGTTCAGTCGGTTGAGATTAACCAGGGGCTGACGGATTCCATCAATGAGCAAAGCGAAGCGTGGAAAGAGGTAAAGTCCTCTCGCGACAAGGCCACAAGCGCCGCAGTGACGGAAACGGCTCATTTGCAGGAATTATGGCAAGAGCTTCAGAAAAATGTTGATGCAAATGGCAACGTCAAAGCGGGCTATGAAGAACGAGCAGGATTTATTGTAAATGAACTGAGCGAAGCACTGGGAACCGAAATCACTATGACTGATGGTGTCATAGACAAGTACAGTGAATTATGTTCATCAATCGACACTTTAATAGAGAAGAAGAAAGCAGAAGCGATACTGGTTGCTAATGAAGAGGCATACACGACTGCTATACAGAATAAAACCGAGGCGTGGCAGAAGATGGTGGGGATTCAGAAAGACATTGCTGAACACACCAACACTCTAACGCAGGCAGAAGCTGAGTTAACAGAGGCGCAAAATATTGCCACGGCAGCACTTGAAGAATATGGAACCGCAGCACTCAATGACCCGTCAGCGGAAAAGCAGGTCAATGATGCAAAGGCCGTAAAGGATGCAAAGCAAGCGGCTGTCGATGATATAAAAGCCGCTATTTCCGAAGAACAAGCAGCGTATGATGAGGCGGCGCAAACATATTCCGATTACGCCTCAACAATTGAAAACTACGAAGGCTTGAGCGCTGCAATCATATCAGGTGATTCTGCAAGTATACAAGATTCACTAGAGAATTTGATCTACAGTTTTAAGACCGCAACAACGGGCACCAAGGAAGAGTTAGTCGCCCAGGTGTTGGCAACTAGAAGTGGTCTTGCTGATATGAAAGAAGCATTTGCGAACGGAGCGCCTGAGATAACTCAGGAAATGATAACCGAGCTTGAAAACATGGTTGCTAAATCCGAGGAAGAGTTAGCAAAGGTCAGCCCCGAGTTCGCCAAAGCAGCCGAAGAATCCGGAAGTGAATTTAATAGCACTTTACAAAGCATCATTCCCGGAATCAAAAGCACTACAAAAGAAATGTCAGATGCCGCAATTGATGGCTTAAGCGATACCGACGGCGCAGCGACCGCCGCCGATGAACTTTCGCAAACTTACACAAACCATATAGGTATGGGTTCCGGTAGCGCTTTTATAAGCGCGGGCGGGGTATCTCAGCAAGCGGGTTTAGGGCTTGCCTCTTTCAATTATTTATCCGGTCAAGCAAGCACTGACGCGGTAGGTCGGTACAATTCTGGATTACTAAGTGCGTCGAAGCAAGTCAATGCGACCAGTAAAGCCGTAGGTTCAGGTGCAGTTAGCGCTATCAATACAGGCGCAACATCAGCTAATCCATTTGCTAAAGCGTTGGCAGCCGGAAAGCTGTATGAGAGCGGTTTAAGCTCTGGTATAAAATCAGCCGCCGGAACACTAAAGGCCAGTGGCGCAGGTTCCGTAACTGCCGTGGATGGCGGTGCAAAGGGGGCAAATCCTTCATCGCTCGCAAGTGCAACCGGAAAGACGTACACAACGGGACTGTCCAATGCCCTAAGTGCAGGAAAGACCTTGTCGCAGCAAGGCGGTTCTGCTCTGGTAAAGACAGTAGATATCGGGGCTAATTCAGCTAATCCGGTTTCTCTGGGGAATGCCATTGGTAAGGCTTATGTAAATGCATTGGAAAGGGCTCTTAAGGGGGGCGAGGGTGCTGTAAGGTCAGCCGGCGCATCTCTTACCAGTGCTACTAACAGCGGAGCCTTATCACAAAACCCGGGTGGCGCAGGCTATACGAGCGGTAATCACTTTGCATCAGGATACAGAAACGGCATATTAAGCATGGTTGGCTCCATAGCCGCAGCCGCAGCCAACATGGTGCGCAGTGCTATCAATGCTGCACGTGCAGCACAAGCAGAAGCATCACCGTCAAAGATAATGATTCAGTCCGGTAAGTACTTTGGCGAAGGTTATGGGATTGGTATCAAGTCTAAGGCGGATGACGTTGCAGATGAGGCGGCTGAGCTAGTCAGTGGTGCAATAGAGCAGGCAGAGACTGTTCCGGATGTAAACAAAACGATGAATATCAATCTTGGGCTCAGTACCGAGGATATATCAGCCGTGGTAGCAAAGATGAAATCAGCGGTCATGGAGGAAACAGCAGAATTAGGCGCCGTATTCGCTGCAAAAAGTAGTTATACGGTCAAGCAAGAAATATCTACCGATGAAGACAAAGTTGATTATAACAAACTAGGTGATGCTGTCGCTGATGCGCTTGATAAGGCAGGAATTACGGTTAAAGTCAATGACAGAGCGTTCGGCAGGGTGATTAAGGAGGCGATGACTTAGTGGAGATATATTATTTGAGTGCCAAGAATGAAAAATTAGATCTGGTAAGCTGGCCTTACAGAGTGCAAACAGGTGATATTCTGGATTATGCATGGGAGTATCAAAGCAGTGCGAAGCGATACGGCGGGAAAATAACCAGTTTCAATAGAGTTATACAGGAAAAAACTTTAACCTTAACCATTAGCGCCCAATCTAAAACTTTATACTATGAAGCACTCAATTTATTTTTTGAAACAGCGGAAGCCGATATCCTTAACGAGTCGCCTGGCAAACTGTTCGTTAATAACTATTATACAAGCTGTTATATATTTTCTTCCGTCAAGACAGAGTGGGAATACGGCATCGAGTCATTGGACAATGAAATTAAACTCGTAACCGAATACCCCTTCTGGTGTCAGGATGTCACAACGATCTTTTACAAAAAAGAAGAACTCGAAACTGACACAGAATATCTGGACTACCCAAAAACCTATCCCTACGACTACAAGCGCAGCGACAGCACGATTGGCGTATTGATGAATAACCATTATGCCGAAAGTGGGTACCAGATGTATATTCAGGGACCCTGTATCGACCCAAGCATTACTATCAGCGGCCATCTGTATGAGGTTAAGACAAATATCGCAGACAGCGAGTATATGCTGATTGACAGCCGGACAAAGACAGTCAAAAAATATGATAAATACGGCAACGAGTATGACGCCTTTAATTCTCGCAACAAGGACAGCGAATTGTTCCAGAGGGTTCCGGCCGGCAGCAATCTGGTGCAATGGTCTGGTGACTTTGGCTTCGAAATCACTTTGTTTTATGAAAGGAGTGAGCCTAAATGGACTTTATAATCGCAGACGAAACCCGAATGGAAGAGGGATTTTTATCTGCCGAGACGATCGATTTAGAAATCGGTGATGCCGAATCAGAAAATGACTTCGAGTTAACGCTCCCCCTGACAGATGTATCGCTTGATTACGGTAAGTACGTTTTTGTACCCGGCACTGAATACGGCGGCATCATTGAGGATAGGAAAACATCCACATCGGAAAACATCGCATATTGGTACGGCAATACATGGCGGGGGTTTTTGAATCAAGTAATCATCGAACCTCCTTCTGGCTCTGATTATAAAACAGTATCCGGGGAAGCTAATGCGGTTATGCGGACAATGTTAAGCGGTAAGCTAGGCGGTATGTTTGTTGTACCGAGTGTAAGTAGTGGAATTACGGTCAGCTACCAGTTTAGCCGGTACGCATCTTATTTAGACGGCTTTATGTCCATGCTTAAACAATATAATGCCCGGCTGGAGATATGGGTAGAGCAAGGCGGGGCGAACGAATCCTTTACGGTTTATTTAAAAGCAGTACCAATTGTGGACTACAGTGAGGAAATCGAATACAGTCAAGATAATAAAGTTAACCTAACCATTCGAGATTGCAGGCGCGGCGTTAATCATCTGATTTGCCTCGGTCAGGGAGAATTGGCAGACAGGCAGGTATTACACCTCTACGTGCAGAAAGACGGCACCATCGGCACAACAAAGTATTACACGGGGTTAGCGGAGCGCACGGCCGTATATGACTATTCTTCCGCGGAGGACTTGGCAACCTTGGAGGAATACGGCATAAAGCGCCTAAAGGAATCAATGAACTATAAAAAGTTGGAAATGAGCGTGCAGGATTTGGATATAGCTATCGGAGATATTGTTGCCGGCAGAGAAAGAAAGACCGGGGCTTATCTCAGCAAGCCGATTGTGCGGAAGATTGTAAAGCTAGAAGGCACAAAGACAACGATTGAATATAAAGTGGAAGGGGAGGATTAAGCATGAATTTAGTCACGGGATATGGCGGTGAACCACACGTCACCGCAGAGCAGGACGGTTCGCTATATGGTGGATTGTTCGGCGCTGATGAATATATACTACCGATTGGAAAGCAGATGAAGGCGGAAGCAGTAACAGCCAATACCGTCAGGGTTTACGATGGCAGCGCAGTTATGCAGGGTCGGCACTGGTGGATTGAGCCGGATACCTACATTGATTTTGCAATCGGAAACGGCACGTCAGGATATAAGCGAAATGATATCCTTGTTGCCAAATACACGAAGGACACAAAAACAGGTATCGAAACAATCACGTTTGATACAAAAGTGGGGACACCGGGAACAACGGCGAAAGACCCGTCATACGCAAAGGGAGATATACGGTACGGAGCGACTAACAGCGAAATGCCATTATTCCGAGTAGTTTTAGATGGTGTCAATATTTCAAGTGTTACGAGGATTAGCCCTGTCATACCAAGCATCACAGGGCTACAGGAAAGCCTTACGGATAGGATAAAGACGCTGGAGACCTCAGCGGCTAAGGAATATTATGCGAAGGGATTAAGAATTGTGCGGGGAACACAGGTTGTAAAGCCCGCCGCAAATAGTAACCGCCACACGCTTTTTAGTAAATTCAAAGCTGCCTATGGAGATGTCGCCACGGTCGTGGTAACAAATGGTCACATGGAGGCAAACCCGCTAATTATTATTGGCACTGCATATTCAACAGCTAAAGATATTTTGTACGTCTATTTAAGCGGGGCAACTAGTAGTCAATTCCGTGTGAACTACACTATTTTCTACAATGCGTAGGAGGGTGAGATGAGCGAATATTTTATTGTAAATAAAGATAGGACAATCACAATTCCGGCCGGCGGCGAGGTCATCGGTGTTGAAAACGACCATAACTGCAAAAGGATTACATTCGAGTGTCCCCGGTATTACGATGGGTATGATTTAACTAAGTGCACGCAGCACTATGTTAATTTTGTTAATATACCCGGCAGCGCACAGGGCAGGCACAATATCGACGACACCACAGTCGCCACCGATGACAGCAGCATTATCCGCTTTACATGGCTGATATCCAGTGTCGCCACGACGAAAGCCGGAGAGGTTGCTTTTTCTCTGTGTTTTAATGTGATTGATACAGAAAGCAATATAGAGTACGAGTGGAACTCGGCGTACACAGGCGGTTTGGTTGTGGAGGAAGGATTGTTTGTTACCGGCGGCGATGCGGCATATTCTACTGCTAATTATCCGGTTGGAGCAGTATTACTGGTGATGGAAGAGCAAGATTATGACCCCGCTGAAAAATATGGCGGAACATGGATATCTCATGGTCTCAGAAAACTTATGGCGTCCACGGAGGAAACGGAGACTGGAGTCGAGGAAGAGGAAAAAGACCTGTATGTATATGTGTATGTCAGGACATCGTAAGGAGGTGACGGCATGGAGTACTTAGAAACCGAAATCAATATCGTAGATGAAGATATACACTTAACTGTCAATAGCGACCGTACCATTACCGTGCCGCAGGAGTCCGCTGTTGTCGGTGTCAAGGGAGACCACAATGCTAACCGGGTGACGTTTGACTGTCCCCGGTACTTTGACGAATACGACCTGACCCAGTGTACAGATTATTTTGTCGCTTACATTAATCCTGCCGGAAACGTGCAAGGACAGTACATTATTACCGACCTCGCAGTAGACGCCGATGACGAAACACTTTTGCATTTTAGTTGGCTAGTATCCGGAAATGTAACCGTAGCAGCTTGCGAAATTGCCTTCGCCCTCTGTTTCCGTGTCGTAGAAGATGATTTTATTATCTATCAATGGAATACCTTATACAGTACCGGATTAAGAGTTGTAGAGGGTATCGAGGTATCAGAAGATTATAACGAGCTTTACCCTGACGTACTGGGGAAATGGTTCGAGGAGCTGCAAAATGCTGCCGGCGAAAAGCTATCGGAGTTGTCAGAGCGAGTCGATGAATTAAACGAAAAGGCAGAGCAGGCGGCAACGGACGCAGTAAGTGCACTGGCGGACGCAAAAACGGCGCTAGAGTCCCTGGAAGAATCAAAGACGGAAACTGATGTGCAGATTACAAAAATCAACGATGAGTTGTCGCAAAAGGTCAGTCAAGTTACGTTTGATATAGTCAATAAAACTGTCACGGAGCAGGGAACGCTGATATCCCAAAATGCGGAGAAAATTACTGCAAGGGCAGACAAAAGCGAGGTTGATACGTTAGCCGGCACGGTATTAGAGCAAGGGACACAAATCAACCTTAACAGCGAAAATATCGCCTTAAAAGCAGATAAAACCTACGTCGATACCATCAGCGGCACTGTAACGGCTAATTCGGCGGCATTAGAGGTTCAGTCAGATGCCATTACCGGGCTAGCCAGCAAGACAGACGGAACAGTCGCTGACATTGCAGAGATCAAGGTAGAGGCAAATAAGATATCAACCGCCGTTACTCAGATGGGCGAAGATATCGGAGACAAGATAACCCTTGTTGAACAGACGGTTGACAGTATAAGCCAGTCTGTTGTAAACAATGAGTCTGAACTAAGAAAGCAAGCAACACAGATTGAGCAGAATGCTGCCGAGATAGCACTCAGGGCGGCGAAGTCCGAGGTTGACGCTCTATCTGGTACCGTGGCGGCGCAAGGAACGCAAATCACGGCTAATGCAGAGGAAATAATCCTAAAAGCAGATAAAACCACGGTTAACACTCTAACCGGCACAGTGGACAGCTTGTCCACGCAGTTGTCTGTTCAAGCTGGACTGATTGCCGCTAAAATAGATTCTACTTATGTAACTAATATTCTTGGCGATTACGCTACAGTCAATTATGTCAGCAATGCCATTACAGCTACGGAAAGCAAACTCGGCGTGGAGTTGGCATCGGTGCAGACGCTTGCGGAAACCACGGCAAGCGATTTGGCAAGCATGGAGATTGGCGGGAGAAACTATATCCAAGAATCGGCATTTACTAATAATACGCTCTGGAAATTTACCTGTGGGACGGCATCGGAAACTAAATCCTACAGCGTATCGGATGGAGAAATAATAATCACCGGTACCGGAGCGACTTCTAGTCACTGGAAACAGTATCAGATATATTCAAATCAAGGCGCAACGGCATTATTAGACCTGAAGGCAGGAGAGACTTATACATTATCATATGAGGTCTATATTGAGGCAGGCACGACAGTTTGCGCAGCCAGTGCTTGTCTCAGAAAAAATCCTACGACAGGTTCAACTACAGACATAATAAGCAAAGGGGCAATTACGACAGTGACGGGCGAGTGGCAGACATGTACTAAGACAGTCACGATACCGGAAAATGTCTACACTAATTTCAGTTTTTGGAGAGTTATTCTGATTGCAACTGTAAATGGTACCGTCAGATTTAGAAAGCCAAGGATTGTAAAAGGCTCGCATTGCGCTGACTGGACTCCTGCTCCCGAAGACGCAGACACTACTATAGCAACGGTTAGCAATAAATATAGCGCACTGGAACTCTCCCTTGACGCATTTAAGACAACTGTAGCTTCCACGTATGCGACGCAGACCGGGTTAAACTCATTATCCAATACAGTTACAAGTAATTATAGTACATTGACGCAGACCGTAGACGCATTTAAGACGGAAGTAAGCAGTACTTATGTGACGCAATCCGAGGTTGGCGCTCTGAGCACAGGAGGCGCAAACCTATTTAACGACTCGAAAGGATTAGCGGCATGGAGTACAGTGTCAGTGACAAATGCTGTACAGAGTGTAGTGACAGAATCATCGTCTCCCTATGGCACAGCGAAGAAAATCACAATGGACGCGTCTACAACCGGAGGTCTCCATAAAGCTCCCGTGAGATTGGAAATAGGTAAAACGTATTCGTGGAGCGTCTATGTAAAAGCGAATGCATCAGGAACGCTAAATATCGGCAGTGAACAAGGAGGACAAAAGGCCTGCACTGTAAGCACGACATGGACAAGATTTACACATACCTTTGTGGCGGCAACGAGTACGTATTATTCTTTTACGTTTTACAGAAAATCAAGTCTTACCGAAATATATGTCCATTCCCCCGTTTTAGTAGAGGGGAATATAGTTCCGAACTGGTGCGAGTCGCTGAATGATATAGCTACTCAAGCAAATTTAACGACTGTTACTAATACTGTCAGTAGTAATTTTACGCAGCTGTCAGACCTAATCAACCTCCGTGTGGCTAAGGACGATATAGTCAATCAGATTAATGTTTCCACCGAAGGCATCCTGATTGACGGGAATAAAGTACACATCACCGGCGAAACGACAATAGACAGTGCAGTGATTACCAGCGCAATGATAAAGAGCATTGATGCAAGTAAGATTACGACCGGTACGCTAAGCGCAGGAGTAATCGGAGCAAATAGTATCACAGCGGATAAGCTAAACATTAAAGGGTTAACGGTCAACAATGGGGCAGAGAATACCCTTATTATCGACAGTGGCGGCAGCATAACCATGAAGGACCTAACGGCGAGAGATGTCACTATTGATGGAATGTTCGGGAATAAAGTTGTTCTAAGCGAAAATTTGAGGGTCTATAATGAGGTGATGGAGGGCGACGATGGAACGTGCACTGTTATCAGCACGGGTGCAGATAGCAATAACGGCCTGCCGGTGGTACAGCTGTTCAATAAGTACTCGAGCGACACAGGGATAAAATACTATCCGGACAAGGATATTATAAGTATCCATGCGGGCACCTTAACACTAAGCGGTGTCGAGGATGGAGTCACAATAAGCAGCGCCCTAAAGGTGGCGGGGGCAACAACGCTATCCGGCGCTCT